CCGTCGCTGGCCGCCAGGCCGGCGACGAAGCCGGTCATCGGGTCGGCCTTCCACAGCGTGCGCGCCATGCCGTCGAACGTGTCCGGGTCGAGGCCGAGTTTCAGCGCCGCCAGCAGGTCCGCCTTCGCGCGCGGGTCGGCGCGGTCGAGCATGTCCTTGAACTGCGCCTGCTCGGCCTTGGTCAGGATCTGCGGATAGGCGGTGCCGTACTGGTCCTGCGCCATGCGGCCCTGCTGCTGCCGCGCGCCGAGCGACAGGGCCAGGCCCTGGACATTCGAGAAGTCGATCGGCCGCAGCTTGAAGAGGCCGCGGTCCTGGCCCAGGCCCAGCGCGTCGTCGTCCCGCCGGCGCAGCGTCTCCTGGTAGATCTTCGCCATCACGTCCTGGCGGTCGGCGTCGTCGTCGCTCTTGAAGGGCTGCAGGCCCAGCTGCTCCAGCCGCGCCGCCTGCTCGGCCGCCGGCAGGCCGGCGAAGGCCAGGCGCTCGCCGTGCAGCGCCGTCGCCTGGTCCAGGCGCTTGACGCCCTCGGCGTCGTTCAGCGAGCGCAGCCGGCCGCGCACCTCTTCCAGCGCCTCGGGCGGCGGCGCCTCGCCGCGGCGGTAGATCCCCAGCAGCTCGCTCGCCTGCTGGCGCGCCTGGCCCAGGGCCTCGGTGTTCGACGCCTTGGCCTCGCGCACCGCCTGGTCGTGCAGCTGGTCCATGCGGTTCAGGATCGCGGCCGACTCGGCCGTCTGGCCGCCGCGGGCCGCGACCGCCGACCGGCGCTTGGCCTGCTCCTCGATCGGCAGGGACTCGAAGCCGTCCAGGGCCTCGTAGGTCCGGCGCGCGCGGTCCAGTTTCGCGACGGTCTTGGTCTCGCCCAGCCGCTCCAGCGCCGCGACCGTCGCACGTTCGCGCTTCGGGTCTGGCATGTAGCCGCGGCGATAGGTCTCCTGGATATCCGCGGCGTCGTCGCTCCATTCCTTGACAGCGGCAGCATGGGCGGCGCGGGCGTCCGCGCGGCGCTCCCGCTCTTCGGCCTTCCAGAGCCGCAGCGCCGAGCCGCGAATCTTCTCGCGCTGCACCGGATTGATGTCCGGGAAGGCCCCATTCTCGATCATCTGGGCGAGCAGGCGCGGGTTGTCGTTTTCCAGGCGCTCGGCCTGCGTGAGCTGCCAGGCCTGCTTGTAGCCGCGCGCCTTGGCTACGAACTGCGGCTCGTCGATCCAGCCGGACTGCTGGTAGTCCGCCAGCGTGGTCTGCACCTGCTGATCGATGATCTTGGCCTCGACCTCGTTCCCGGCCGCGCTGCGCGCCGAGGCCCAGTCGGCCAGCTGCTCGTCGAGCCGGGCGCGGCGGCCCTGGACCTCGCGGTTCCAGCTGTGATGCGTCACCGTGCCGAGCTTCGAGGTCATCAGCCCGTCGGTGTCCTGGGTGAAGAGCCGGCGCGTCACCGGGTCCGCCAGGCCCTCGGCCATCGACTGGCGCAGCTGCGTCACCCGTTCCTCGAAGCGCTTGGGCGCGCCGACCGGGTCGGGATCCTTGGCCGCCTCGATCTCGAAGTCGAGCATCTGGCGGGCGAAGCGCGACTTGTTCTCGCTGACGTCGGCGGCGCGGCGCGCGCGCAGCTGCTGCTCCTGGAAGGCCAGCTCTTCCTTCTGCGCCTGGACCCCCTGGTTCACCAGGTTCTCGCCCATCGACGCGATCATGCGGCCGACGGCGCCGGCGGCTTCGGCGTTCTGGCGCACGCCGGGGATCGTCGCCGGGATCTGCGGCGCGTTGCCGGGCATGGGGATGGCGCGCGGCACCGCCACGCCCAGGCCCTGGCTGGACTGGTAGCGCTCGGGCATGTCCAGGCGTCGGGCCATCAGGCGACGCCCAGCCGGCGCTCGGCGGTGCGCAGCGTGTTCATCTTGCCCCAGCCCGAGACCATGCTGTTCGCGGCGCCGAAGAGCCCGCCGATCATGGCTGAGTTGGCGTTCTGCCGGTCGATGCTCGCCTGGCCCCTATAGGCCGCGGCGGTGGCCTGGCCCGAGAGCCGGATCGAGGCGGCCTCGATCGCGCTCATCCACTCCTCGACCTCGCCGGTGTAGCGGGAGACCACGGCGTCGGCGCGCGCCGCGCGGGCCTCTACCTTGGTCGTGTAGTTGATCGCCACGCGGTCGAGTTCGGCCTGGCGCGCATTGTCGGCCAGGATGTCGAGGGCCGAGCCGGTCAGCTCGCCGCCGGCCGCGGCGGTGTTCGCGGTGAAGCTGCCCTGCACCCGGTCCAGCCGCTCCAGCAGCCGGTCCTCGGCGAAGGCGCCGGCGATCTCGATCTGGTCGGCCTTCTCTTCCAGGAACCCGGCATTGATGTTCGCGATCTCGCGCGCGCGCTGGCCGCGCTGCTCGGCCAGCGTGGCGTTGATCACGCTCGCCGCCTCGGCGTAGCCGGCCTGCTGGCTGGCGACCGCCGCGTTCATGCGGTGCGCCTTGGCGGATTGCGCCCCGCCGACGATCGAGCCGACGGCGCCCATGCCCATGCCTGCGGAGATCGGATCGCACATCAGCCGTTCACCACCACGTCGGGAATGATGCTGCGCAGCGTCAGCGGCCCGGCCAGCTCGGTCGTGACGATCACGCGATGCTCGTCCTCCCAGCCCGCCGGCCACTCGACCCGCTGGTTGCCGGTGAAGAGCGCCGGCGCGATGTCCATGGGGTCGGTCGCCTGGTTGAAGACGATCTCTTCCATCTGCGCGGCGCGGCGGCCGACCTTCGGCGCGGCGCTGGCATAGAGCGACACGACGCAGTCGATCCCCGCCTTCGGCTTGGCGCGGGCCGTGCCGCTGGCCGCGCCGACTGCCAGGTCCAGCGTCTCGATCCAGGGCGTCGGCTGCGGCAGGCCGACATGGGCCACGGCGGCGAAGCCCTGCAGCGTGACCTCGCCATCGGTCACCTGGCCCAGGTCCTGGTGGCCGCCATCGACCCAGCCGACCACCGACTCGCCTTCCAGGTGCGCCAGGTTGGAGATCACCTCGGCCGTGCGCGCCCAGCGGCTGTCGGCGGCGTCGCGGATCCAGGCCGGGATGTCGACCAGGAAGCGCACGTCCAGCTCGGTCGACGATACGAAGGCCGTGGCCACCACCTTCACCGGCACGTCGCCCTGGCGCTGGCGGAACCAGAACTCGCGGCCGACATCGCCGCCGTCCTCGACATTGCCGGTCACGAAGGGCGCGAAGCCGACGCCCTCGGCCGAGAGCGTGCCGGTGTCGTCGGCCGCCCACTGCCCGGCCGTGTCGGCCTCGATCCTGAGCTTCTTCGCGCTGTCGCGGTTCCAGCCGTTGAAGGTCAGCCCGCAGTCGACGAAGAAGGCGTCCTCGGCGTTGAGGATGCGCGGGTTGGCGGTCGTGTCGAAGGTGTCGATCTCGGGCCGCCAGACGTCGGCCGTGACCTCGATATAGCGCCGGGCGCTGCCGTCGATCGTGCGCAGCACCTGCAGATAGGCGTCGGTCTGGGCGCGGGCGCCGGTGACGCCGGCGCCGCCGGACTGGCCGGGCTCGCCGGTCTGCGACGGGATGGCGCAGATCGACTCGACCCGCGCATTCGTCACCCGGCCGTCGCTCTCGACATAGCGCCCGCCCAGCGCGTGGCGGTGCCAGGCCTGCACCTTTTCCTGCGGCAGGATCGTGTAGCCGCCCAGCGTGCCGTCATCCAAGGGCATCAGGATCACCGACCACGGACTCTTCCAGTAGGCCAGCTCGACGATGCCCTTGCGCGCGATATGCTCGCCGTAGAGCGAGGCGTCGCGGGCCGGGTAGTTCTCGCCCCCGCCCTGCGTCGACAGGGCCATCAGCTTGGTGCGGTCCTGGTTCACGAAGAAGACGGTATTGCCGACGATCACCGGCTCCAGGTCGGCGCTGCCCTCGGCCGATTCGGACGGGGTGCGCTTGTTTTCCGGCGTGATCACGCCCGAGGTGATCGAGCCCTGGACCGAGAACTCGGTATCGGACGAGCCCAGGAACAGTACGCCGGCGCCGGCGATCCAGCGCCCGGCGTTGACTTCCTCGCCCTTGACGCTGTGCGTCCAGGCATTGTCGTCGTCGACCTGGCCGTTCGCCTCGGTCGGCGCCATGTCCTCGGGCCGGCCGCTGCCCGAGGCGAAGATGCCGGTCGGCTGGCGGTCGGTGTAGATCGCGACCAGGCGCTGCTGGTAGAAGGTGCCCGCGGCGGGATGGCCCGGCGTCGTGCCCCAGGCGCCCAGCCGCCAGGCCACGGTCGGGTCCGGCGCCGGCGGCGCTTCGGAGCCCTCGGGCAGGTCCTCGCCCAGGATCTCGGCCGTGGCGCGGCGCGGGTCGATCACCGTCAGGATCTTCAGCTGGTGCCAGTCCTCGTACTTGACCCGCACCAGGCGCCCGACATCGGCGTCGCTCAGCCCCGCCCCGTCGTTCAGGTTGGTAAGCTCGGTCCAGTCGAGCTGCACCGTGCCGGTCTTGGCCGAGACCTGCAGCTCGTTCTCCTCGTCGTCGTTCTCGTCGAGATAGGGCCCGTCGATCCACTCGACCGGCGCGATCGACCAGTCGACATGGCTCTCGCGGGTCATCTTCTGCGTCGGCTTCCTGGGGTGCCACAGGTAGAGCCGGTCGCTGTCCTGGGTGCGCTTGACCTGGGCCAGCTCGGCCAGCGCATAGGGCGTCACCAGCTCGACCGGCGTTCCCGGCGGATCCTCGACCCGGCCGCGCGCGGTCAGGAAGCGGAAGCGCGCGGCGGCCAGCTCCATCGCATAGGCCTGGCCGAGGCCGAAGCGGAACGGCAGCAGCCGGCCGCGCTGGGCCTCGTTCCGGGTCGGGCAGACATAGAGCGTGCCCGGCCGGCGCGACACGGCGCGGTGGATCAGCGGGATCATGTTGAAGCAGCGGGCCAGCGCGCCCGAATAGCCCTCGACCTGGGTGGCGCTGTGCAGCAGCGGCGTCCATTCGCCGCCGTTGAAGTTTTCGAGCGAGGGCGAGACGCGCGGCATCAGAGCCTGCTCTCTTCCCAGCGCTCGGGCGCCAGGTCGTCCTCGTCCTCGTCGGGATAGCCCTCCATCGCGTCGACCTGGCGGGCCTGCTCGGCGAGCAGCGCATAGTCGGCCTGGATCGCCTGCTTCAAGGCCGCGCTGCCGGAAAAGCGGAAGGCGAGCCAGTTGCCGCAGCGCAGCGCGATCGCCTGCACCAGCAGCGGATCGTACTGCGCGATGTTCGTGACCCGGCCGGTGAACTCCAGCTCCAGCGCGCCCGGGCCCTCGTTCGTGTAGAGGTAACGCCCCATGATCCGCCAGCGCTTCTTCCACTGCGCCTCGCCGTTGATGCGCAGCACGCGCAGGCAATAGGGCGGCACGCCCTGGGCCTCGTCCTCCGGGCCGTTCGGCAGCGGATAGCGGCGCTCGTACTTGAAGGGCGGCGTCACCGTGTCGGCGGCGATCGTGGCGAAGCGGGTGGAGACGTTCCAGGCATGGGCGCGCAGCTCGGCGTCGCGCATCTCCGGCAGCACCAGCTTGCAGAGCTGCGCCGCGATGCCGGCGCCGTTGATGTCGGTGATCATGTCGGCCTTCAAGGCCGCCAGCATCAGGTTGCAGATGTCCTCTTCGGTCTGCGCCATCAGGGTGTCCCCAGGATTTCGCGCGTCTTGCCGCTGAGGCTCTTGACCCGGTCGTCGAAGATCTCGTCGCGGCAGTGCGTCCACAGCGCCAGCGCGTCGTCGTCGCCGCCCATGTAGGTCCCGGCGCTGCCCGGCGGATCGTAGAAGTGGCCGAGATTGTCCTCGGGCACGCCGGCCAGCACGACGCGCTCGTAGCCCATGGCCAGGCCGATCAGCGCGGCGAAGAGTCCGGTGCAGCCCGGGCCGATGTCGAGCGGCCAGGCCTGCTCGATGCCGATGTCCATGCCCGGCGCGTGCAGCACGATATGGCTGCCCGGCCAGTCGCGCCGGCGCACCGCCGCCCAGTGCGGCAGGTGTTCGGGATGCATCGACGCCCAGTGGCCGAAGGGCCGCGGGAAGTGGCAGCCCGCGACGTTGCAGCAGAGGATGTCCTTTGCCTCGAAGTCGCAGCGCATGCCGGCCAGCGCGCCGACGTCGATCAGGTCCTCCCACAGCGTGCGGCCGGACCCGCAGACCAGGAGCGCGCCGCCCTTGATCGTGCCGGCCATGTCGGGCTTGAAGCCCGGGCCGCTGACGCCGTGAGAGGACCAGTTCATCGAGGCCCGGTCCTTAGACCGCGCCGACGCGGATGTGGATCTTCAGCCCCGGCGACAGGGCGGCGAGCGTGCCGCCGGCGATCGTCAGGAACAGCGGGATCGGGTCGGGGGTCGAGTTCTTGTAGCCGAACCCGTCGATCTTCCGGCATTCCAGCACCGCCGCCGAGGCGACCGAGGCCGCGTCGAGATAGCGGTCGTCGTCGCCGGCGTCGCCGAGCTTCAGCGTCCGGCCCGAGCCCTGCGCGCCCGACACGATGATCGCGCCCAGGAAGCGCTCGTTCGGCATCAGGTAGCCGCAGAAGATCTTGTCCGCGGTCGTCATCGCGGTCGTGGTGTTGATCTGGTCGAAGTAGTCGCGGCCCCGGCCGCCATAGTCGCCGCCATCGACCCGCTGCGCCGGCACGGCGACGGTCTTGGCGTAGTTCACCATGTTGTAGTCGGTCATCGGAGTAGTCCTTTCTGCCGGCGATCCCCGCCGGCCGGCCCGCCAGCCCCGGCCGCGCGGGCCAGGGCTGGGGAGCTAGGTTGCGTTCAGGTGGTCAGGTCCTCGCCCGATCAGCCGCCGGCAAAGGTCGGCTGCGACTCGGCGACGTCGATCTGGATGACCTTGCGGTCGTTGGCGCGGTAGGCGCCGACGTCCAGGATCGCCGACACGAAGGTCGAGTACTTCTCCGGGATCCAGACGACGTCGCCGTCCATCGCCGGCACCGCCAGCTTGACGCCCGACTTCACCCAGGCGATGCAGCTGCGCACCGAGCTGGACCAGGGCAGCATGTAGCTGACCGTGCCCGCCGACTCGTCGAAGTAGTCGTCGATGATGTGGAACTGGCAGGCATAGAACGTGTCGCCGTCCAGGCCGCCATTCACCAGCACCTTCTTGTTGTTGTAGTCCGAGGACTTCATCTCGGTCGTGTCGATGAAGGCCTCTTCCTGCTTGCTGGTCATGTAGACGTGGATCGTGTCGCCCGGCATCAGCGCGTTGCGCTGGCGCAGGCGGCGCACCGTCTCGCGCAGCTTGGCGTAGGTGAAGCCCGTGCCGCCGGCGGCGATCTTCTGCGCCGAGGGCAGGGCGACCGGCGTGGTGCCGTCCTTGCCGGTGTAGACCGTGCCGATCGCCGCGCGCAGCGTCACATAGTCGATGTGCCGGGCCGCGGCGGCGCCGAAGGCCTGGACGATCGAGCTGGTCGGGTTGTTCAGCATGCGGACGGTGTCGAGCTTGTCGATGTAGTCCGACACGGCGAAGGCGTCGTGGCTCAGCCAGCGGCGCGTGTTCGGCGTCTCGACGCGGGGCAGGTCGGTCGCCCGGCCGCCGCGCGGCTGCATCGACACCGAGCCGATCTCGTCGAAGCTGGCGCGCTCGCCCTGCACGG